GAGCACACACGCCATTCGTAAGTGTTCCAATAGGTGCGACGAAAGGCTGACCCGTAGATGACCACTTGGGCCATCGTGTCATCCATGCCAACGCCCATCTCGGGCATGTTGCGGCGTATATAGCTGTTCGCGAAAAGCTCGGTGGTCTGCGCGCGATAGGTATCGCTAGGATTGGTCGGCGACGAATAGAGAATCTTACCGTTAGCCGGCCAGACCATGTCATAGAGCCGAGCCTGAACCTGGAGGCAGGGACCCGTGAGCACGGGAAGGTTTACGTTAGCCGCGTTCTGGAACGGGAAACTTTTGGCCCGCATCACGCTGGAATAGAGCTCCATGAACTCTTTCAACTTCTTCATGCGTGGCGTGCGCGAACGAACGTCAGACGAATAATCGTCTAGACACTTGTTCGACATGTTCTTTAGTTCTTCCTTCTTGAAGAACTGACACAGATTCACGGCCTCGTTAGGAATGTCTGCGCGTTCGGCTGTGGGCGCGTGCTTCTGGCCACCAAGGCGAACGAACTCGCTCCCTGATTTGTTGGGGTCATCCGTGGATGAGACAAAACCGTCGGTATCGGTCGTAGCGGTCATGATCCGTATCCACCTTGCATGTAGCGTTCAACCTTCGCCTCGCGCTGACGCATCTTCGCCAGCCGAAGCCAGCGGGCAACGTCAGCATCGGCCTCATTCGGCTTTGCGGTTGTATTAACTGGCCAATCTAGGAGCAGGTATTTCAGCGCGTCTACCGCGTGGTCCTCTTGGTCAGTGTCGATGTCATCGGGACGCGATTTGTCGCCCATCATCATCGGCAACGTTCGACACAGATTCGGACAACGGTCAGCGAAGATGTAAATCTTCGGCAGCATCTGGGTCTCACCATCCACGGATACCGGACGGCACTGGAGGCGCTCCAGAATCTGCTCTAGGCCAGCTAGACGATTCTTCTGCGCGTCGAAGATGCGCAAGCCGGATGCGATCAGGCCGTCTCCAGGGGACAAACCGTCCGAGCCATTGCGCGCAAATGCTGACCAGTCGAGAAGGAAGTACACCTCGTCAAGCGAACGCTTGCGAGCCCCCCATCTCTGGGTCTGAAACTTCTTGGCCACCTTCTCGCCGTAGGTGCGGCCCGTGATACCAGGGCCGTAGAGTTCGTCGATGATGTAGACCGTGTCGTCTTCGTCCTTCGCTCCCCAGAGAGCGCAGGCAGGAGCCGTAGACCCCCAGTCCATGCCGCCTTTGATGTCCCAGGAATCGGGAATCGGGAAAGACTGGATAAAGTGAACTTCGCGGCGCAAGAGATGAGCAAAGAAAGCGCCTGAGACCGCATCCCAGTCGCCGTCTAGATACATCTTCTGCATATGCTCAGGCAGCGTACGAAGATTAGCTTCGTACTGGCCGTCTCGGTTCAGGTAGGGGTTATCTTTGAGGCTGCTAGGAATGAACGCCTTGGTTACGGTCTTCTTGCGCCCGTCCCTAAGAACGATATCGCTGCTGACAATCTTATTCGGTGGACAGGTCTTGATGAAATGGGTTTTAACCCAATCGGCGTACTTGCCTCCGGGGTTGGCTGTCATGAACGCGAACAGATAGTCAGCGTATCGTGGGTCGCTGGTACGAATCTGCGCCTTGAGGAACTGAACCACCTCGAAAGGAATCTCTTCGCACTGGTCGATGCAGATGCCGCGAAGCTCCTGGCCGTTATAGCCTTGGTGGTCGTCGGGTCCGTCCAGATGATCAAACTCGATGAACGCGCCGCTAGTGAACGTGAAACGCTTCTCTTGCTTGTTCCAGCCGCCAATGCCCGCCTGTGGGTCAAGACGCGAATAGATGTCCTTGGCTCTCGTGATTAGGTCGGTGAGATGCTTCAGGTTCTTTCTGAAGACCACGACGCGGCAACGTTCCTGCTTGATGCCAGTCTCGAGGTAAATCTGGTGGGCGAGCGCGAGTATACGAGTCGGGAAGACGACTAGCGTCTCTGACTTCATGCCGCCCTTTTGGCCGCCGTAGAGAATCTCGAAGGCCGGACAGGACAGGGCAACGTCCTGGCGCGGCTCTGCCTTCCAAAAGACTTCGCGGCCATCGAGTGAGGTTAGGTCACTCATCGGGCTGCAACTTTCGGCGCACTGAAGGCTTCTCTTCTTTCTCGCCGCGTTCGTCCTTCCAACTCTTGCAAAAGATGCAACCGTTGCGCTGATGCTTTGGTCGCTTGCGCTTGTGATGCATCAGAATAACCAGACCATCCCACCGCGAACGGCCTGTTCGGCCGGAATCCGGATTCCGCTGGTCACGCCGTGACACTGGGCCTCAATCGAGCAATAAAAATAGCTCGATACCGGGTCCACCTCGAACGATTCCACGGGCAGATTGCACTTGCGGCAATGGGGCTGAATTAGGGGCGCTGCTCCTCCTGGGCGTATAATCGTCGTGTCCCTCATGCCCTGTTCGGCATTCTTGGGAGGCGCGATGAGAATCAGACTCACTTCGCAACCTTTGTGCCACGCGCCTCCGCCATAACCTCGCAGCGCTCCGCAAGTCGGTCACACCAGAGCATGACAGCGGCGAGGGACGCGCGGTCTTTGTCGTTCAGAACCGTGACGCCCGTAAGTCGGTCGCACAGAGACCGGACATGGAGCTTTATGGTTTCGATGTGCTCGCTTAGATCCACTTGCCGAGTCCAGTCTTGGGCTTCGCCTTGCCGGCATACTTCGAACCAGCCACGTACTCAGGAAGCTTCGCGCCCTTGGGTGTAGCCGCAGAGAACTCCTTGGCCAATCCAGGGTGATTAATCTCCATGAACGCGCGCTGAGCACGTGACTTGAACGGCATGTCTAAAGCTCCTCTTCCAAGCCCAGGTCTAGAAACTCATGCGACAGATAGACGATGAGTTCGCCCGTCATGGGGTCAGAAACAGTGCCGGCATCGGTGTTGATCGACCAACGACGCGCATAGGCGCCGTAACGGGGGGCCATCTTGCGCGCCAGGCGGTCCAATTCGGCCCTCATCTTGTCAGGGGTTGCCATTGGAAGGCTCCGCAGGCAGCGCCAGAGGCTGCGTAGACGTCGTTTCGCCCGTGATGGCTGCATCCACCTTGCCGGCCAGCGCTTCCCAAGCCACAGGGTCCTTGATGCGCTCCCGAACAAGCATTATTCCGAGTTGCCTATCGGTGATTTCGGTCGCAGAGGCGTGCTCTAGGGCTTTCGCAGCCAGCATCAGACCAGCGGCTACCGAAATTGGCCTATCAGCCCATCGAACATCCTTGTCAGGGTCGTAATCGGCGTCTCCAGGCTGTGCCAGAGCCTTCTCGGCTGCCTTTAGGGCGCGCAGATGGACCCGGTTGACGATATCGGCGAGCTCGTTACGTGCCATCGTCGGTCTCATTGATGCGGCGCCACGCCTTTACCGCCTCACGTACCTTCTCCTTATGAATTGGGCAGTAATAGACCATATCGCCCGTCAGGACCTTGCAGCCGTTGTAGCCGCAGAGGCCGTTAGCGCGCTTCTTGAGCCGATGTCGCTTGCTCAACTCCGATGAGTGACGCGCCATCTCGCGCTTTTTGACTTGCATCTGCGCAACGATGTCCATCCGCTCTCAATGTAACCGCAATAAACAGGGTTACCCATTGACATTACGAAGAGAAACGCCCGGTTCAAGCCTTTGAGCGGGAGAAAGGAGGAAAGAACCGCTCCGGGGTACTAGACCCCGCCGGGCATGGCTTTAAGGAGGAGGTTCGATTATGGCAGCACCATTCTCAATACGCAACGTACCTTCGACTTCAAACCAAGCTTTAGGCTCTGGGTATACCGCGTCATTGTCATACTTCGACACGACTGGCAATACTCGGAGCTTGATGAACTGCACGTTTATTTCAGAAGCGTGCGAGCCCTGGTCAACTGACCAAACCTGGGGATAGTCGTTGGAGCGGTTGAAGTACATCCGAATCAACGCCACATATCTAGGCTAACCCGAACGGAGGCAAGGAGGGATTGACGTTACTTAGACTTGGGCTGCGGTTGCAGCGCCGTAATCACGCGGTCGGTACACTCGGCACAAACCTCTTGTTTGCTGGTCTTGACCAT